ATTTTGTCCTTGTTGGTTGATATTGGCCAGGACAGTTTTTAATGTGCCTGTGGTACTTTGGCTAATACCTTGATTTGCTAACAATTGCTGTATTAATTGTGCATACTGTTGGCTTGTCGCAGGTTGAGCCTGAGCAGCCGCCTGTTGTTGCTGCTGTTGCCTTTGTACATCCTGTTGAGCTAATGTTATCAAAGTAATAAGTTGCAGCCATAGTGTTTTTTCTTGGCTTTGACTAATAGCCTCATTGATATTTTCGGGTATTAAACCTGACAGTCTTTGTGCAATTTGTTGATATTGCGGTGTGCCTGGCTGTATAGTTTGTCCACCTATTGAAATGGGTTGACTATTCCTAACGGCATTTACAGCTGGATTCTGCTGTGGTCTTTGTTGTGTTTGTTGTTGTGGTGTTGTTTGCTGTTGTGTTTGTGCAGGGGGTTGTTGCACAGTTCCACTGAGTTGGTTCATGACAGTATTAATTTGCCCGGCATTTGTGGAATTAGGAAGATAAAGCCCCCTAGATAGATTAGCATTGACCCACGCTTCAAGGTCTTTACGATATCTGCCATCACTGCGATTTCTAAAAGCAGGAAGATCTTTAGGATCTAAATTTTGCTCAACTCTATAGATATAATTTTTCCAAGCATTGTATGTCCTATCTGCTAGATCCTTGATTTTTTTATCGGCTTTTACAGCAGCGATTCTCGATGACAGACTTGTCCCCGGTGCACCCTGTGTTGTTGCCTTTGCTGCAGCAATAGGATTCTTTATAGCAGCAGCTATATCTCTAAGTCCCTCATTTACGGGCTGTTGAGTTATTTCATGAACTTGCATCAGTTTTCCTAACAGTTCTGCTGAACCTATCAATGTCTCTAGTTCTTATGGCATTTAAAAACTTTCTGCAGAGATTTTCCGCTTGATCCGGCGGGAAACACTGGTCTATCTGTTCCATTAGATTAATTGCACTGGCTAGCACATTGTTAGCACGACTTTCAATGACTAGTTTAGCATCGTTTTGATCGCTATACAAATTATCTAATTCATCGAGTAGACTTTTTGTGCGTCTTTGCATTTTTTTCTAAATATCCTTTTTATTATTTATTGAAAAAGAAAAAAATGGATCTTGTTTATGCAGTGGGCTTGATACGATTTAATAGGTCTTTGAGTTTGGTGCTTTGTACATCAGCAGTAATTTTTTCAACTTCGGTATTGTCGTTGCTGACACGGCTCTGTGCTTTTAAGCTTTCATAAATGCTAGCACTGGGTCTCTGTGGCTCGTTTTCTGTGTCTCCGATATCATTAATACGCAGAGTTTCTATGTCGAATTCGAGGTCGATTTTCTGCCCAACCCCACTGCTACTGCGTGTTTTCATTAACTGTATTTGATATCTGCCGCGCTCGCGCATTTGTCTACTGGTAAAAATACCAAAGACATTATCTGCTGTATTGATCTTACTGATACCACCAGAAATATGACTGTGATCAAATTCAATTTCCTCAACTGCACTACGATTTAACTGCGATGCTGTGACCATTAAAATATTAAGTTCTCTGGCTAAATTACGCAATTCTTCACTGACATATTTGTCCTTAACAAATAAATCATTGGGACTGACTTTGGCACTGACTGGCATAATCAAATCCAAATAATCTACCATGATAAAATCTATTTTTTGATTGGTCTGTATTTCTAACTCTTTCAAGTATGCACGGATTTGATTGACATTGCTCTGTGCTGGCATATACTTAATTCTTAAACGACCATATTTTTTGCCAGCCATTCTGACTTTCATTTCTACATTGTCTAAATCTCGAAAAACCTCTTTGGTACTGACATTGGCCACCATGGAATCTATACGCATTGCACAAAGTTCTTCGCTGAGTTCCAGTGTTAAATAAACACCGTTAAGGCCTGCTGATATCCAATTTACAGCAATATTTTGCATGAATAAACTTTTACCACTGCCACTACCGCCGGCAAATATCTGTAGTTCGCCGCGATTCATTCCTCCGAAAAGTTTACGATCCAAGGTAGGCCAACCTGTTGTGACTTGACCATTATTGGATTTAATTTTCAATAGTCTAGCTCGTGGATCCTCAAAATAGTCTGTGCCCATGTCTTTGGTCAGACTGATCTGTACTGCATCTTTTATGAGTTTCTCTACAGGATCATATTCACCTTTTTCTAGCAAATCAGCACTTTTAAGAATGGCTCTTTCTAGTTCCTGTCTGCGTGTAAAGTTTTCAAATTCTTCTAAAAACCATTCATAATGTCCAGAATTTAATCCCTCTATGGTCTGCAACTTTATATTTGTTGCTGCAGCAATTTGCTCATAATTGGGCAATGTGTGATATTGCTGGCTGTGTTTGTGTATAAATTCAGCAGCGGGTCTAAGACTACGATCAAAGTTTTCAGCATTGTAGATGTTTTGAATTCTGACATATGATTCTGCATCTTGCAGTATCATTTCCAAAAACAATTTTTGTATGTCTATACTGTAGTCTTTTAACATGTTGTGGTGTTTAGTCTTTTAATTATTTGCTTTCTGGCCAATTGCACTTTTATTTTACTGTGCTCACTGTATTGCATAATCTGTGCCATAGTACCTAATCTGCCATATAATTTTACTGCATCATTGACATCCTTTACTGTATTAGGCCATGGTGGCATACTGATTGCCCAACCTAATTCCAGTGCTCGATCACAGACTTTTAGACCGGTGTGGTCTTGGTCTGGAACAAAAATCACAGACTTGTTAAGACTTTTGATGTATTGTGCCTGTTGTTGATTGATATCATTATGCATGATTGCCAATCCACCAATTGATAGCGCATCAAAAATTCCTTCAACTACTATGACATAATTCCAAGTGTTTTTAACAAAATCACAACCAAATACATATCCAGGCTGACTGTCTGTGATATATTTTGGCCGTCGATCATCTAGCATTCTGGCTGTCCATCCTACGATATTGTTGTTCCAAGTAAAGGGCACAATGACATTGGGTCTCCAACCATAGGCTTTCTCATCTATCACTGACAGAACTGGTATATCTTCCGGTACAGATCTTGATCTAAGATATTGCCATTGTGTTTTGTGCTCAGCAGTGATCAAACATGCACCTTCGGGTAATTCGCAATCGGTGATAAATGTTGGTGCCTGAGTTGGTAAAGATCTTTCGGAAATTATACCAAATACAGATCGATGGCGTAGACTTTCTAGATTTATTCTTTCTATCTCTTCCGAACTAACACCCAACCAAGTCAACAACATTCTAGCACGAAAACTCACTGGCCTGCCTAAGACAAAATTGGTTTTATATCCACAATTGAAACAGTGATAGACCCAATCTTGTTCAGTAAACTTTATGCCACCGCGTCCTCTGCGATCGGGTTTATGCCCGTTTTGCTGACAACAAACTGCATTGAAACTTATCCAACCTGATGCGGTGGATTTTTTTCTAGCCGGTAGATAAGAGGAGAGATCATACATTCAAAATATTTTAACACAAAATATCATGCTATTGCAAAAATTATCTAGCCACTATTTCGGTAATAAAACCCATATTGATTTCTACATATGCAGGCTCTACGCTAGTTGGTGTAGGTACATATCCATTGCCACCATCTAAAACTGTTATACCGCTGACACTGCCGTTGGACAATACTGCTTCTGCTTGGGCCCCTGCCCCGGTACCTACTATTGTGACATTAGGTACAGCAACATAACCGCTGCCGCTATTTGTCACTGTGATTGCTGTAATTACGCCATCCACTGCTGTTACATTAGCTGTGGCTTGCTGACTGTTGATATTACCGCCATACTGATTAATGGCAAGTCTAATTAAGGGATGAAAACCCTCAACATGTATGAATACTGGATCAGTTTGATTGTAAAATTCATGCATGGGCCCGACATCATACCAAAGACTTTGATAATTTTCTGCGGCTTGTGCATTGATGTTTCCAGTAAAATTATCAAACTTTAATCTAAAAGTAGTCAGTGAACTGCCATTGGTAGGCACATGACTACTATAATTAATTGGGTTTATATTTTGAAAACTAGGGGGTTGAGATCTTGCCCAATCAGGATATCCTTGATTGTAAACGGGATTAGGATAGAGCTGCGGTCCATAGATATCGGGCACGGTAACTGGTCTACTGGGTATAAATTCAGGAAGTACACTATCAACTACATCAACATCACCTCTACCCTGCGAACTTTGATCAACAAAAAGTGTTTCTGTCAGCACTCCACTGAATCGTTCAATGGTGTAATTACAGGGGTCGCTGGGCAAGATACGAGTTTCATTTGCTGGTATAGTTACTTTTATTCTTCCTAACGCAGCACTGAGAATAACCATGCTGTTTTCGTAAAGTATTTTATCGCCTTCGGTATTGATAATTCTAAATGTAAACTCACTGCCAGTGACATTTACAGGCTTTTGATCCTGATTGACTATTTGAAATAGTAAAACATTATCTACACCTTTGTTTACGGTTAGCTTTTTTGCGTACACAGGATCATACCTCCGATCAAAATATTGACCACTGCTGTCCAGAGCAACAACTTGTGTAATTTGTTGAAATATATAAAGAGTGGTAGAATACATGGTTTCTCCTGCCTGTATTTATCAAAGAAAACAACCAATTCGGTTAGATTTGATATAAATAATCCGGATCTATGAGCAATACTTTATTTTCACAATTAACAAAAAAATATCCTTTCATTAGTCTTTGTGTTTATGCCGACAACGAATATGTTGGCATAATTCAAAATCAGGACGATGTAGTTACTACATTCTATGATTTTGGATCATTGCACAATATTGAACAAAAGCGAAAATTTTTGGAATTAGCTAATGTTTGGTGGTTTGAAAGCAATAGGAAAATTCCTATCAACATTTTTCTAAAGTCAGAATGGTCGGAATTTAAATTCTGTATTAAGACTTTTATGAACAAGGACCTAGAAATTATCCATGGCCCTATTTGTAGCTTGAACAGTTTAATTCAACGCAAAAGTAAACGAAAAAGTATAATATTAGTTCGTAAAGTCAACTTGTAGATTCATTGAGAATATTCATATGTAACTTCACTAACATGCTGTAGCTTATGGCATGCGACTTCTTGAAAATAAACCCACGACTGTCGTCACCATCCCATACAGATCGAAATACTTGATCCCAAGGCAGATTTTGTAAATGTGCTTTTCCAGGTCTAATGATACTGATAAAAGCTGCCATCCTGGTCACACTGTCAGGACGCATAGAGTCCAACAAATCACAGTAATTTCCGATATGTACTAATTGACTAGCCCATTTGGGATCCTGCCACAGTTTTTCCCAGGGCGGTTCTTGATTTAGCAACTGTTGATAGTGCTGTCTATCACGGACTAGTTTGTACACAGACATATTAAGAAAATCTATTTTGAAATATCCTCTTTGCTCAGCAGTGATATAGTCAATGTTGGCAAATCCCGTCATGGGATCATAGGGTATATCAGTGACATAAACTCCGGAATTATGTTTACGCAATTGATTGTCCTGTAGCTGACTGGCTGGTCTATGTTTGATCAATTGTAATATTTGATCCCTATCAGCAAAGTCTAGATCAATATCTGGCATTACCAACCTGCCTTTGTCAGTATGTCTCTGCAGTATACAACATTGTCTGGATCTCGACCAAACTTAGTATTCCAATAATCAGGATCAATGTAATCATAAATTAATTTTAGTTGTTCCCTGGAAATTTTATTAAGAAACTGTCTTCCACTGTCACTGTGATATATTGCCCAAGCACTGATCTTACCAGTGGTAATAGCATGACAAATTGCGTTGGTATTTCCGTATCTCAGGCAATCCCTAGCATTGGCATTATGTGTGTCTGCCCACGATATAGACCATTTTACAGCTCTTGTCAGTGCATCTTCGACGGCTTCTAATTTTAGATGTTGCAATAAAAACTCACTGTACACCGAATCACGGCACCAATTGTCAATTTTCTTATTGTTTTTTAATAGCCAATCGAGATATTGTAGAGGTGCAATAACCTGTGTATTATAACAATAATGGCCGAATTTCACAAATGCTCGATAGTACGGGCTGGTTACAAAATCATCCCAACCTCGCTCTTTGTTTGCTAAGTGATTGTATTGATAAAACTTCAGATAGGCCTGCAGTCCTAACTGCACATCAAGATTGTGTCGGGTTTGGTGTCGATGTTTTTGCTCACAGACATGTGTGGCTAATGTTGTTTCTCGACGGAAAGCTCGCTGACAAAATCGACAAACAAATTCCGTGATACTAGTTTCCTGAGTCTTTAATGTATTGCTCAATGTCATCATCACTGTTGAGTTGACTTAATAATTCTAGATCAGATTGTTTGGCCAATGGAAAAATCTCAGATAATTTTTTGATCTTGTCATTGGCCTTTTTGTTTTTTGCACTAGGTGCAATCCAATTATGTCGTTGTCTACCCATGCCAGGGCTGGCTGCTGTTGCACAAAGCCATTGCAATTTAGGATGTTTACTGATGGAAAAAAAATGTTTGTTCAGTTGCTCATTTATGGCCTGTACATAAAATGCCTGCATGTCACTGCTACCAGATACACTACTTCCCCACCTTATCATTAGAAATGTACTGAATTTTTTACGCTCTTGATCATCTAAAGAATCATAGAAATCACGATTTTTAAGATCTAATGCAGCCATTTCATTGTGTATGTATAGTTTGGAACTAGTGTCAGCTCTGGTCATTTTTGTCCTTGATCATATAGTAACAGGCTAATAATTTATCAAGTAGATCTTGTAATGTTACATTTGTTTTTGCTGTATTACAAATATCTGCCAGTGTAGTTAATGGTAATTCTTCCGATAATATACAATGTATTGTTCGATGGCTTTGCCCAACCGGTCTGATATAGACAGTATTACCCACTCGTTCGTAGATCAATTGATGCTCAGACATCTTTGCTGAATCCCACGGACTCTCGCTCAATATCGTTGTGATCAAATTGTGCCCAATATAGTTCAAAGGCCACAGTATCTTCTAAAGCTTCAAATTGGTGATACTCGCCTGGCGCTACTTTAGTGTACTGTCCAGCGGTCAGTATTGTTTCGTCGATGAGATCGTAACTGTTTTTCCAAACACGGATCAATAAACAGCCCTGTTCAACATAAAATCCGTTCCATTTGTGTCGATGGCGATGTTTGCTACAGACCCCGCCTTTGTGTGCTGTGATTTTGTGGAATTCCAATACACCGTTGGCCTCCAACATTTCAGTTTGTCCCCAGACTTTTCCTGCTATTGTCATACTTGCTCCGTTTTTTTACTTAGACTCCAACTAGAATCGGAGTTTTTAGTCCATACTAATGTATCGCCCTCGCTCCAGCCTAATACAGAAAGTATCTCGGGCGGTAGTTCTAAAAAGAGATCCTTAGTATCTGGATCTTCTTTGACTTCTAATGTGTATTTTTGATCTGACATATTTTTCACCAAGCTAGATTATAATTTACCAGTTCACAATTTCTGCTGATATCTTTGACAAAGTATACACAGAGTGGTTCGGGCTCGTCATTTAATGGTACACACAGCATTTGACCATTTTTTAACTTAGGACTAAACCATGCAACCTCGTGATAGACATCCACAATTTCAATATGTGGAAATGACGGCTTAAAACTCGACAAGGGATTGAATTCAAAAACACGAAATCCACGATCATTAATGCTGGTCAGTGGCAGTACTTCTAAATCTCCAAGATCGGGTTCTCCTATTAGGACCTGCCAGTCAATGGGCATTTTAATTTTATGTTGTCCTATTTTCAATACCAATGCTGGGCTATGAAAGCTTTCTAAAAAAATCAATGGTATAAAAAAATAGTCTGGATTAGAAGGATCGGCATTGTCAAAAATACCGAATCTTAGATCATCTATTTCGTCCGGTAAATGGTCTAAGTTAAAATAATTGTTGTGTGAAGTTAGTATTCGCATAGAAATATTATACAGTTCTCTTTAAAAAAGTCAACCTTACTGCCATTGCAATTTTTCAAGAGAATACGCATATTGTGCTTCTGTATAAAATTGTTTTCGGCGAGTTAGATGTTTTTTACTGAATTTGCAAGTAGAGGTTATGTCCCAAATATTGACAAAGTCCTTGTCACTGCCTTTTCTCAAACCACGACCTATGCTTTGAATTACACGAACAAAACTTTTGCCAGGTTCGATCAAGACCACATGATGTAATCTAACAATATTGATACCTACTGCAGCCACACCATATGTGGCTACAATAATTTTGTCATTGCTGTTAGCAATCTCATCATATTGTGCTTGACGATCTTTTGATTTAGTAGCACCACTGACAAATACTGCCCGTGATCCCAATTTGGCCACAAGATTCTTTCCTGCTTCTACTCTGTCAACTAAGACCAAAGTATTGCCATTTTGATTGATTCGTTCAATTAGTTGAGCAATGGCTGTAATACGATCTTCATCTTCTAACAGGTATCGCAGTTCACTTTGATAATCGCGAAACTCTCGATGGTCGACCATCTGTATAATATTAACATGGCACTGCGCTAACACACCATCATTTTGCAATTCCACAGCTTTCAACTTGTTTATCACTGGACCCAAACTGACATATAGAGCTTGACTTTCAAAAAGATCCTTGGGTATGGTTCCTGTCAACCCCCAACGAATTGGTATATCGGCCATGACCCCGGTTAGTAGAGTTTTTAATGCATCAGCTTTGGCTTGGTGGCACTCATCAACAATGACACAGACTACATCTTGTAAGAAATCTTGTATTGTAATTTCAGCATTGAGATTTTTGGTATTCTTTAACAGTATATTTAGACTTTGCCAAGTACAGATTGTATGTTGGTGCCCGAACTCTTTTCTATCACCATAGTATACTCCAATATCCAATCCGAGATTTCTGTAGTCTTTTTCGGTTTGTGCAACTAGACTTTTATTTGGTACAATAATTATCGAACGACCATATGCTTCAACACAGGCACTCAATGCTGCAGTCATGATTGTTTTGCCGCTGCCAGTGGCTACTTCTTGTAGACTTTGTGTATTCTGTAAAAAATTATTGATAATTTCTATTTGATAATCTCTCAACACTATATTTTGTCCGGCCATCTGATGTCCCATTGGCCATTGTTTATGTGCAAAAGTATCACTGGTACAGGCGGCAAAATCAAATACTTTTTGTTGTGTCCGTTGATCCTCTAGTTCGATGTTGTAGTTTTCTTGTTCTAAGATAGGTAAGATGTCGGGCAAGAGATTAAGGTATGTGCTACCACCCAATTGGAAATAAGCAACCTTGCCATCCCACCTGCCTAATCTCACTGCAGGCAAATATCTTGCATAAGGCACTTCGTATTTGAACTGTTTTGTAAGACCACGGCGTGTGTCTAAGTCCAATCCTTCTATCTTAATATTAACTTGGTCCTTGACCACAATGGTACATGTTTTCATAGGCATATTATAATTTTTTTTATCATGTCGAGCAACAGACAATTTTATCATAAAAAAAGTCGACAATAATTTTACTTATCGTCGACCTAAAACTGCCGATGGGTTGTCGGCAGTAGGAGCAATTGATTATTTAGTTAGGCACCATGCAGGTCGTATTAGCCATCATTTGCCAACGGTTGGGGAAGCTCTTAGCAAGGTCAGCAATCTTAAGTGCCATACGCAAACTGACTTCACGCAACCGATCTTTGTTGTCATTCATGAATTCGATAATGGCATTCTCTTGATCATTATCGAAATTGTAGTCCTGGAACAGAATTCCATCACCGGCGATCTGCTTGATGCGTAGCAGTTTGTCGCGCATACTATCCAAAGTTAGATCCAAATAATGGCAACGGCTTTGGAGAGCATCCAGATGGTCACGAAGTTTTTGCGATTTCATTTTGTCGAATTTAAGGTTAGTGATAAAAATCACCGATCCTTTGAATTCGAACTGATCAGGAATACCTTCTCGACGCAGGGTGCTGGATTCAGACAGCCAGGAAATCTTACGCTTCTTGCCGGAATCCAATGCACCTTTCAGCAGGTTCAGTGCAACATCATCCAGCAAGATAGAGTCGCAGTCATCAAACACAACCACGCAGTTGATGTCCGAATACTTGTACAGAGTCTGATACAGACCAATCGGAGTAGCAGAACCTTTGACTACTTCGGCGCGAAGCCGTTTGTTAGCCAGTTTATCAAACATACAGGCCTTGTCGATTTCCTGTTCGACACCATGACTTTTGCCAACACCCGGGGGGCCAGACACAATCATAGCACGGATATCACCGGCGATTGCAGCCTTGGTCATTTCGGTAAGGATCTCGAATCGTTCACGAATTCGGCCCATTGCCTCTTCGTCGCTTTCTATTTTCATGGGTTCCTTGACTTTGGTGGTTGAAGTTTGCATTTTTGCAGTAGAGGTAAACTCAATATCGGAAATGTCTTCGACACGAATACGAATGGTGTCAGGGCAACGGGGGAAGATACCGGCATTTTTCACTGTGACATAACCACCGCGAGCTCCGGTTTGAAAACCCGCTACCAACTCAAAGGTTGTGTCAACAATAGGAATGCCACGATAAACACCATTGAGAACTCGAACTGTGCTCATACTTGCTCCGTTTTTTCAGTATGTCTCTATTATAAGACAATCTGACATTTCTGTCAAATCATTATTCGTCGTAGGAGTGACTGTGATCCATTTCATTGTAAAATCTGCAAAGCTCGTCCCAGACAAGGTTGACATCATGGACAGTGACTTGATGCTTTTTGGCAATAGCAGAGAAGCTCAAAACAGTCATTTCAATATCTTCAGCAATACCAACGAAAAGATCACTCATTGCTAGTCCTTACTGTAAAATCTTATTATAACAAAACCTGCTATTACTGTCAACTCATTTAGTAGGCGTTATAGATAACCATATGATCCACACCCGGCACATTGCCGAGAGGGCGATAGATTTGTTGCTCACCGTCCCACTGATCCTGATCAAACAGTTCATCCGCAGGGGTCACGGGAACGAAACGCACTTCCTTGCCAGTGTGATGGCTCTTGACAAGAAATGTCAGGGGCATACCGAAATACTCGCTGGCAAGTTTCAGAACCTTACGGGTCTTATCGTATTCGCAAAGTTTCAGATCCACGGTTGGAATCTGAGCAGCTTCAGAACGGGCACGATAAACAGCAGCCTCAGCCATTCGTTCTGCGCTAGTACGACGGGAAAAATAAGACATCTTTTACTCCGTTTTGTTACTGTATGATGCTATTATAGCAAAAAAGAAATGAGCTGTCAAATCATTTAGATAAGGGGCGCTGGCTCAGCTTGGTCATTTAAGAGTACGCAGGACATCTGCGACTCCCCGTTGATTATCGATAGTCTTCGTCTGTGCCCCAGCCTGCACTGGCTAGAGCAGTAGCGTGATCGCCGTCCATGCTGTCATTATACTCGCCGCGTTCGACTTCGTCTTGCAACTCTTCGCTGAGGTTCATGAAGTCCTCGCAGGTATTGAACAGTTCCCTAAACGCAAGACGCTCCTCACGCGACATTTCCAGCAGGAACGCAGGGCCTTCCTCGCTCATAGCGGTAACAATTTGACGCATGGCCGACAGCGTGTTTTCGCACATGCAGTAACTCATGTTAGGGTAATTGCTCATTGCTTATTTCCTGTGTAGCAGTGTCAATACAGTAATTCTAGCATCACAGGTAATTACTGTCAACCATTATTGCCAAAATTGTTTAATTACAGGATCTTGTACTTCATGCGGCTTGGGTTGTCCATGAAAAACCAATACGGAATTTTCAGGCCTAATTTCCGTTCCTGCTTTGAGATCAGGTCGAAATCTCTGTTGAACGGCGCCTTTGCTATTCTTTAAGGCTTGCCAACGCCAACTGATAATTTGATTACCAGGAAAAAATTCTATACGCTCCTTGGGGATTACAGTTTGCAAATAGTCTTGATCTCCTCGAAATCTTGATATAATCTGCTGTATATTGACCTGTCGAATGTTATCCCAAATATAGGCAAATTGCTCTGTATTCCAATACATTACACTGGAGTTTATACCTAAATAGTCCTTTTTGTAGAGGCGTTTAAAATCATGTATAGTCCAAAATCTTTCTAAATTACTGTACAAAATCCAGTCCAGATTATTGACTATAACTACATCAAGGTCAAAATACAGCAGATCTCCCGAAAAATGGCTGCGATCAAATAATTGTAACTTGTACCACCAAGACTTTTTAGGCCCGGCAACTTTAGGCCATTCTACTAAACTGTGTTTGATGTAAGGGTCAGGAACAGATCTGTCATGTTCGGTATAGACATGTAGCTTGACAGGAACGGAAAAGTTTCTTGATAACATTTTATATAATGTATCAACATAATGAAAAGAATAAGTTGAGCCATGGATCACGCAGGCGCAGTTCAATTCTCTAGGTAGGGTCTTAGTCTTTTTTCCCATAGGGCAGATTCTAATTCTTGTAAAGTATATTCAGTATGACAAATTGCAGCAAACCAATTATCTCTATCTATGCTATAGGGTTTTTCTATATCAGACAATTTTATACCGACTGGTTCAGCTAAACTGGTACAATCCACAACAGGGCGAACACTTTTTATTGCTGCCAGTATGCCCGGACTGCTGTTACAGTTAATTATGGCATGATAGTTTTCTGGAACAAAATTAAAACTGTCATAGGTATTAACAAGTTTCTCAGGCCTATCTAAACTATAGACAAATCGATATTGTTCTGAATTAAATTTTGATCTTGGATGTGGCCTAATTACTATCGGCCGAGCAGTGTGCGTTCGTAAATTTGTAACGGTTTCGTTAATCCAATCATGAAGACCAGTAATGTGGCTGATTTGTTGACTATTGGTATGCTGCAGACAGATACAGATTTTTCCTGAATTAGGTTTTTGATCTAAAATATCTAGGTCTAATCCCAGTTTCTTTGGCCTATCCCAGTCTATGTTCATATGGTGACCATATTGACCTAAATTGTTTATATTGCCAATGGCCAATTTCCAAGTTTTATTTCTTATGAGAGCACCCACATCTAAAACAAAAACAGGTCTGCCACTGTTGATGTATTGTTGATAGATTGTTCGATTTTTCTGCATTCGTCCATGCCATAGCACAGACCAAATTACAGCAGCATCAGCAGTGATATCATGATCTACAACTTGCCAACCTATTTTTTTGGCACCGTTAACAAAAGCATCAATGACAGGACTGGCATTTCTGGCAGCAAAATTTCTAAATGTCGATAGCTTCATTGAGTAAATATGTAGTTATGATCTTAAACCCCATCCAAGGCCAAATCCCCACCGGCGATCAAATAATTTATGCAGCGGCTGATACTGTATATTTTGATTTGTATGCTAGAGCTTTAATTGTTAGTGCCTCACGAAATATGCCACATCTTGGTGTACATATACATATTTACAATCCCACAGAAGCTCAAATATCTTGGGCCAATGGTCAAAATAATCTAACTTATACATGGGAAACAACCAATGACAAAAATTTAAAAAATGTTGCTAAGTATTGGCCACAACGCACTGATTTAGAAAATTTCAGACAGCATGAAATGCAAAAAAAATCTCATTCAATGAGCGGAACTAATTTTTTAAAATTAGTGCATAATACATATTATGCCTGTGCACGGTTTGTAAGATTAGCAGAAATCTTACCGGAAAAAACTGTTTGTCTTAGTATAGATGTCGATGGGCTGATTAGGAAAAAATTCAGCATGGATTTCGAAAGTCGAGACATTTACCTCTATGAAAAACCCAAAGACCACACACACCTAGCCGGAGCACTACTATTTCAACCAAATGCTGGGTCTAGACAGTTTCTAACTGAATACGCACAGTCATTGCGAAGGAGTCTAGAACAGAATGATATTTACTGGTTCTTAGACCAAGTCACTTTAGATAGAATTGTACCAAAATATAATAAAGGACTACTACCAATTAGTTATATAGATTGGGCAATGCGAGACGACAGTGCCATTTGGAGTGCCAAAGGCAAGCGAAAAGAGCTTGATATATTCCGTAAAGAATTAGACAAATACCGACCATGATCAGCATAGTAATGAGTTATTATAATCGACTAAAACAATTCGATTACACACTGAAAACAATAAGTCAATCTCAATACAGAGATTTTGAGATTGTATTAATAGATGATTATAGCGATCCAGATCATGATCCTAGGATACTGTTAGAAAAATATCCAGACTTGGATATAAAAATAACTCAAATGCAAGATGTCAACAGTCATAGATGGTACAGTAACCCTTGTGTTCCATACAATGTGGGATTTAGATTGAGTCGTGGAGACACAGTTATTATTCAAAATCCTGAATGCTGTCATATTGGCGATGTTATCGGTCACTGTGCTGACAATATTAATGATGAAGTTTATCTCAGTTATCATTGTTGGAGTTGCACAAAAGATCAAGTAAAATTATTACACAACGATGAGCCAATGTCTTATGAAGTAGCACCCAAGGCCATGTGGTATAATCACGAAATACATAGACCAGCAAGTTATCATTTTTGTACTGCACTGTCAAGAAAAAATTTACAAAAACTCAACGGGTTTGACGAAAGATTCGCTATAGGATTCAGTTACGATGACAACGAATTTATACAAAGGGTAAGAAATCTCGCATTGAAAATACAATTCGTAGCAGATCCACATGTTATACATCAACCTCATCCTAAATTTTTAACACATGGCTCAGCAATGACTAATAACGAATCTTT